CGACCCTGATAAACTCGTCCGCGGTCCTAGTGACCGGCAATGCAGTTTCATCGAACGCACTGACCGTGAGGCAGTTCGGCACGGGCAACGTGTTCAGCGCCCAGACGACCACCGGGTCCACGGCTCTTTTCGTGGGTGCGAACGGGAATGTAGGGGTGGGGACGACGAACCCGGGGTACACGCTAACGAGCGCCGGAACCATATGCGGCCCATACAGCTCCATTCCTCTTCTCGCGTGTTACGCACAGGGCTCGGGGAATTTCACATACGCGAACGTCATCAGTTGCTCTTACGTAAACTCGAGGGACTCTACGCAGATTTTCACACCTGGGAACGGTGGCAACGGTGGTGCACCCGTTATGACTCTTCAGGCGGGTAACTACGTCGGTATTGGCACTACGAGTCCATTGACGACTCTTCATATCGCCAGTGACAAGAGCCTGGGCCCGACGATTTATGCGGCTGACAATTCGAATCCGGGTCAATTGATCATATCGGGAGCTACAATTACGAACCGGAGACTCGGGCTCATGTACGACACATCAAACAACATAGCCCTGATTCAGTCAATGGAATACCTTACGGGTGCCAAACCCCTTATTCTCAATGGCGCCGGTGGCAACGTGGGTATCGGGACGACCGACCCCAAAGGCACGTTCAACGTCTTGTCGGGAAACGCAGGTTATCCAGACGCGTCGGGCACGGGGTCGTCGAACGTCGTGGCGCGGATCCAGAGCGGCTCGATCTGCCTCGACTTTGGTTCCATCGGTGGGACCAACCCTTTTTGGATCCAAAATCACTTGAGCACGAACAACGCCACGAATTACCCGATCCTTTTGAATCCTAATGGAGGAAGTGTGGGTATCGGGACGACGAATCCCAAAGTATCTCTTCAAGTGGGCTCGTCTGCATCCGATTACGCGAGTTCCACAACAAGTGCACGAGTGAATATCATAGGCCCTTCATGCACACCGAGCTTAACAACAAATCAGACGCTTGTCTCGACGCTTTTCGTGGGCACGGAAGATACACAAGCAAATAACAAGGGGGCGTCGATTGGATTAGGGGCGCTTCAGGGTTTCAGTTCGTCACACGCAATGCAGGCGCGCATCAGTGGAGTACCTAACAACTCAGGTGGCATTTCGGGCGACTTGGTGTTCGAAGTACTCTACGCAAATACTGGGGGCGTACGTGAACGAATGCGTATAAACGGAGCAAGTGGCAACGTCGGCATCGGGACGACGAATCCTTCGTACCCTTTGCAAGTTCAAGCGACGGCGGCCACCGGTAGCACGGCCGCTCGATACTTCAACAATCCCACGGCCCTCACAACAACAGGCGGATCTGTTTTTAACGTGAGTATTCTCGGAATAGGCGACATTGGCACCAACGGGTCGATAGTCGCATTTTCAGACAGACGCGCTAAAATTCTCGAATCAGACCCCACTGAATCGTACTTGAATCTCGTCAACAAGGTGGACGTTCGCCAATACTCGTGGATCGACAAGATTTCAAAGGACTCGTCGAAGAAGATAGGGTTCTTCGCTCAAGAGGTCGAGAAGGTTCTCCCCGATGCGGTCGGGACAACGACAGGTGTCGTACCGACCATTTACCACGAGGCTGACGCGTTTACCGAATCTACAATCACCCTGACGAACCACGGCCTAACGACCGAAAGGAAGCTCGAGGTCGTGGACCCCGAGAACGGCAAGACCACTATCGATATCGTTCGGGTCATCGATGCAGATAATTTGGAAGTGAAATTCGAAAAGGTCCCCAAGGACAAACTTTTCGTGGTGGGTCCAGAAGTTGATGACTCGCGCATGGTGAATCACGACTACCTGATGGCGGTCGGGTTCGGGGGCCTCAAGGAACTCCATGCACTGGTCAAGACCCAACAGACGACTATAGAGATGCTGACTGAGAGACTTGCCGCTCTAGAAGCCAAGCTAAACTCTCAGTAAATACCAGTAAGAGATGACGACCCGTCTCCTTTTCGCAGACTCCAAGAACCGTGACGTAGCCTTGTACCCCTCAGGCAACTCATACACACTGCACCTCACGAGCCCCATAAAAGATATAGAGCGCGTAGACCTGGTCAGTGCGCGCGTCCCGAATACCGTATTTAACTGCACAAACGGTTCCAACGTAATCAGCATCAATTCGAGCAATGTCTCCATCAACCCAGGATTCTATTCAGTTTACGGGTTGGCTCAGGCGCTCACCACCACTTCCCTGACCCTCGAGTACTTGCCAGATGAAGGCCACTTTCTCTTCTCGAGCGCGACCCCCTTCACAATCTTCATACACTCAGCCGAACTCTCCAAGATGCTCGGCCTTTCCCGGGGCACGATGCACACGTCCGCCCTCGCAGGACCTACCGACCCGTCGTACACCGGCAAGTACATTCTGAGGAGTTCAACGCTGGTTGACATGTCTATAAATGAATACATCTTCCTGGACATTGACGAACTCAGGACGCCCAGCCACGTGGACACGGGCGCCATCACCGGCGCGAACGGCACGATCACGGGGTCGAACGCCAACCGCAACTTTGCCCCCGTCATGATGGATGTAGGCTCGGCCTGTATCAAGAATTTCCACGAGTGCAAGGATTACTCGGTGTCTGTGACGTATCCCGAGCCCATCGCAAGCCTGCAGCGTCTGACGGTCCGGTGGGTCGACAAGAACGGCGCGCCCGTAAACTTCAGGGGCTGGGACACGAACGCATTCGTTCTCAGACTTCACATTCGGGATCGCGAATCTGAAGAGGAGCAGGAGGACCTGAAGGACATGAGCCGACGACTTGGGGAACTGGAAATCAAGCGCATGCTTGATGAGCAGGCCAAGCCGCCGCCACCGCCCCCGCCGCCCAAAAAGACGCCGTTCGGCAAGTGGACGATCTTCATCCTCGTTTTACTTTTGTTATTGGGTTTCTGGGGTTACAAGACGTTCATACGGCCTAACCCGGTGCAGGACCTTTACGCAGCGTAAACAGGCTTATCTGGTTACGGCGTAGACTGCCGTAGGCTTCTGGATGGTCACGTTACGGGCGGCGAACTTGATCAGCATGAAGCCCAGGACGGCCAGGAGGGTCGTCAGGAGGGCCGTGATCAGGAAGAACGAGCCGGTGTTCTTGGGGACCTGGATGAGCATGCTGACCCAGAAGCGGACCAGGTCCAGGATGGACAGGCTGGCCGTGAAGAACAGGGAACCGACGATCGCGTTCAGGGCGAAGGACTCAACCTCGACAGCTGCGGAGACAAGGGTGCTGGCCATTTTATACTAGGGGCGGGGAAAAAAGTTGAATGGGGCCGGCCCAGCCGGCCCCGTCCAAGGACCCTAGACTCCATGAATTCCACGGACTGGTGCGAAGCACGGCTCGGTGAAATCCATGAAACTCTCTGGAAGCGAGGGTCCTTCAGCTCCGTGAAATCCATGACCGGCTGCGCCGTCTTTCAGACGCCTAGAGGCCCTTTCTCGCCACCATCACGCCACCGGTCACCGCGCCGATGATGCCGAGCGCCGTCGTCAGCAGCACCAGCTTCTCACGCCAGTCCTGGGCACACTCGCACGGGCGGCTCTCGATGTCCCACAGGAAGCTCACGAGCGCGCCAAAGGCCAGCAGGCCTGCGACGCCGAGAAGGCCTGCGAACGGCATCAGGTACTTGCCGTCCTTGATCACGACGAACAGCAGAGGTGCAGCCAGAGCGAAAACGTACCAGTACTTGAGGTACTGACGGCGCCAATCGGCACCGCACTGGCACCCCTTGCGCTCGAGGCTGAGGATCCACGAGAGGGCGATGGCGTTGAGCACGAGTCCTGGGGTAACAACGGCAAGAGAGTCCATTATATTAGGGGCGTCGAAAAAGTTTCTAGAGATCCATAAACTGGTGCGAAGCACGGCTCCATGGATCTCTAGGGGTCTCACGGGTCTCCATTCGAGGGCCCTTCGGGCCCTCAATTGCTTTCATTCCTCCTCAAAGTCACTCTCGTCCGGGATGGCCGACCATCTGACCCGGTCGAACATCGGTTCGTCCTCCTCATCCTCCTCAGAATCTAAAATTTTAAAAATTTTAAATTCTGTTTTTGAAAATGGAACGGGGTCCTTGATCGGCACCCACGGCGCGCAGTCGTGGGGGTCCCAGGGCTCAGGCCCCTCCATATGATTTTCGGGGGTAATCATTCGACCGTTTGGAACGCGACCCTCCGATGCTCGGCCTCGTCGCTCCCCATATTTGACCTGGTCCTGAACCTCTCTTCACGTGTCATCGTCTTGAGGTGGCCCCGAATCGCGGACTTCATCTGTTTGTACACGTCCGAGGCCAGAAATATATTGATTTGGGTCAATTTCATATTTGTGAAAACGTAATTATTCGCGAGCCAGGCCCGCCACTCTGCGAACCGCGGCCACCGCGCCTGAAGCACGGGGTTGACCTGCGTGACCATGACCTTGTGCCAGAACTCGATCACGAACTCCGATACCCTTGTGCACATCAACGACCCGTCTGACACATAGAAAACTTCATTCACCTTGACGTTCGGCACGACTGCAAACTTGTTCCGGTCATTGAGGAACCTAAACACGAAACTCGTCACGTGACAGAACCGTATGTTTCCATCGAGAGCCTCGACGAGTCCCGTGAGGTCCAGAGTCTCGATGTTGGGCGCCGTCCCTGAGCGCCGGCGCTCGTACACGTACTCAGTCGCCGAGCCGTCACATGGGTTCTTGCGTGCCAGATGCCTATCGAGATGCTCTTTAGCCTTCGATAGGTACTTGGCATGCGTGAAGACCTTCTGACACTTCGGACAATTGATCGTTGCCATCCTTGTCAGTCACCAACATAAAAAATTTCCCCTGAGGGCCCGGGGACCCCCCCTCCCCAACGTTCCTGGGTAAAAACTTTAGGGCGGGGCCGTCCTCGAGGTGGTGACGGCACCGGACCGACGGAGGGCACGGACGGTCTTGGCACCAGTCAACCTCGCATTTCATATCTATTATTCCCTGGTCTATTTTTTTTAACTTTCCCCGATCGGGAAGAGGAGTATTATTCTATTTTCCAAATCAGTCTGAAAAAAAACAGAATTTTAGAAAAGTTTATTGTTTGTGGAGGGTGAGTGGTCCGGTTTGCAAAACACTCCTCTTCCCCTTTGGGGAAAATCACACAGCCAGCGCCGCCTTCTCCACGGCACCTTTGAGTATGCGCTCGGCGGGCGTCTCGGGCTCCCACGCGTCCCACGTGTCCGCACACTCGTTGACCAGGCGAAGTTTCTCGTCGGGCCCTTCGTAGCGGGACCATGTGGGCTCCTCGGACTCCTCCTCATCCTCGTCCTCGTCCTCGTCCTCTCCCGAATCACTCTCTTCATAAATCTCAGGAAAGAAAGAACCAATCTGTTTACCCACGACGTGGCGGGCTGCAAACTTCAGCCCGAGGCACACGTCCTGGGCGAGCACACAGTCCCGCCCGCACGCCTTGGCGTAGTGACCCGCGATGACCATGGCAGACTCGAGCACGGGCAGGAACACGTCATCCATTGCTCTTAAGAAATAAAAGAACTTTGGCCAGTTTCATCCATGTTGTCGAAGAGGACGCGAGCCGACTTGAAGCCCGTGACCTCGAGGAACTGGTAGTACCGTGCCCATATGGACACCACGCGGCTCTGGGCACTGGGCGCCATGAAAAAATCAAAGTACTGATGTTTGATCCGGCCAAAGTTGACGGCGCCCGAGGGTCTGGGAGACTCGGGGTCCAGTGAGAACGAGTACATGTAGAAGGGCCGGCTGGGCACACGGGTATGATTCTCTATGAATTGGGCCGTCCCTAGGAACAGGTAGGTCCCTATGACGGGGTCGAGGCGCTGAGCCTCGTTGAAATACATGCCCATCGACTGGAGCTGGTTGAGGTTGGAGAGGCCCGAGACGTTCGATGAGTCGAGATAGTAATCGAATCCATTGGCCCCCTGATTCTGGATGGTGAAAAAGAGCTCCTTGACGGGGTGGAGGAAGTTTGTGG